GATCAATCGGACTGGGAATTGAAGGAAGACGGACGATTTGAGGCGTGCTGCATACATTGCAGTAGCAAAGGCCCAAAAATGGTGACGGATCGCTACATCCGTTCCCCGCACGACGTGAAGCTGAGCGTCCCAGACATGAGCATGGTCCATACGCTCAAAAGTGGTGCTGGCGACGATGTCGATGTCTACTTAAAGATCGACTCGCATACCATTGAGCGGCTGCGCTCGAAGGAGTACGGGGATCGGGCGTTTATCTTGCGCCAGCCTCAGGCATACATTGAAGCAGCACTGGGATTGCGTCGATATGGCGGGTGGATGTCTGACAAGCCCTTTGTCAAGTTGCGCGATGACCAGTTTTACCTGATGCGCAATGTCCACTTGGAGTTTGCGAAGCACGGCCTGCCCATGCCCGCATTCCTGTCGAGTCTCAAAGACTACTGGCAAATGCGGCAGCTTCAGCGTGCCAGCGAATCGATCAGTAACCTGCACATCTACCCCCTAGACATTGTCTATCCAGAGTCTTCGGCGCGAAGTGGCAACTTGTTTGAGATGATCAACGTCGCAAACTACATGGACGTCATCCGAGGCGAGTTGGCCCAGCACAGGCAAGATCCAAACTACCGCCCCGTCATGCCATTTCCTGTAGCCTCGACCAGGGTAGGCGGGGATGGTAAAGCGCTGCTGTTGTCGTCTGAAATCAGAGTGTACATGGAGATTCTGTGTGCAGCGCTTGAATGTCCTATTGAGTTTATCTTCGGCGGCTTGTCTTACAGTGGAAGCGACGTCAGCATCCAGCAGATGATTAAAAAGCTGGAGGACTATCGAGCAGACCTATTGGCGATGAATAAGTGGGTCGTGCGTAGGATTTGTGAAGTGATGGGGTGGCCAGACGTCATTGTTGAATTTGACGAATTCCGACTCGGTCAGGACTTGCCCTTTATTCAGATGATCGCATCACTCAAAGGCCAGTATGCCGTCGGTACACGACGTCTTCACCGTTTGCTTCGTATTGACACAGAATCTGAGCGTCAAGACATCCGTGAAGATGTCATGTTTGAGATGGAGTTGCAGCGCAACCGCATGAAGCTTGACGCCAGAACGCAGCAGGAGATCATGTTGCGTCAGACGATGGGGCAAGCCGAAGGTCAAGTTAAAGGCCAGGAGACGATGCTGGAAGAGGCGAAGAAGTTGGCTGAGCGCGTTCGGTCAGATCCGCAGATGTACCAGCATGTCATGGCCAGTCCTGAGCTCGCTGCGTCTATCTTTGGACCCAACAGCGCGGAAGTGTCTCAACTGTCTAACAGGGCAATACAGTCAGAGACGCCGCAGACGCCTATCCCTCAAATGGTCGCTCCTCAAGCAGCAGCAGATCAAAGTGCGCAGATGACTCTGGATGCTGTAGATCCACAAGCTGTGAAAATGTTGCTGGGGGATTTTGTAAACGACCCAAACGCAACTCCAGAGCCTTCACCGTCTTCTAACGATGATGACAGTGATTATGTTGCCCGGCTTGTCAGAATGTTTGGCAATGTAGACCCTATGCACTGGCCTGGTATGATTCAGCAGATTCAGGATGACATGGGCATGGATATCGCCACTGCTGTCCAATCTCAGCTTTACATGGGCCAGGCATACATGGGCGAAAGGTCTGTTTACGCTAAGGGCCATAACCGAGCAGAGACTCGAGACTACGGCTCAAATTTCTAACAAAGAGGACAACATGACTGACTTTCCAGATACGCCTGAGAGCGACGTAGTATTGTGGGATGCGGAAGAGCAGTCATTTGTAGAGAAGCTGTCAGAAGCGACAGCGGTCAGCCCTCAGCGTCAAGAATTTCTAGAAACCTTTCGCAGCTTGCCTGACCCCGCAGAGACCGCAGAGACTGTGGTGAAAGAGGTCGTGCAAGCGATGCAGCGGACCTACGATCAACCGATTGAAGGCGGGAGGTACAGTCTTAGACTAAAGGGCGACATCCAACACACAGACATCCCAGACCCTAGAGACTACAAAAAAATCTATCAAACGCTGCGAGAGCCAAAGGGCCGCGTGAAGTCGACATATGGCGTCCGCGCCTTTGGTGACTTTGAAGTGGTTGATACCAAGACAGGCAAGGTGGTCAGCAGCAAGAGGGTGCAGCTTGGTCAGATTCCGACGCCAGTCTTTGACCGCTCGTTTATTGTCGACGGGAAAAAACGCTTCATGATGCATCAGTGGCGTCGTAAGCCTGGTGTATTTACGCGCACGAACGAGTCAGGCGACATCGTCACTGAGTTTAACGTTGACCCGGCGACATCAAGCAACGTGCGCAGCTTTAAAGTCTTGTTTGACCGCACGGGTGACGATCCTGACTTTAAGCTGCTGTACAAGAGCAGCAAATCAATCCCGGTCTGGGACATCGCTAAGCTGCTCGGCGCTAAAAACGAAGACTTAGAAAAGGCCGTAGGCAAAAAGACCGCTAAGGCAATCATAAGTCAGAGTACAGATGAGCGTTTTGAGAAGTCCATGCGAAACCTGTACGGTCAGGTCTTCCCCCGGTACAAAAGGCAAAAAGACGACATCGAGTTTGATGCAGTCATTACTCAACTCAAAGATCAGTTCAACACAAGCCGCGTCGACCCATCCATCACGGCAGTCACACTTGGCACTAAGTCAGACCGCATAAGCGCAAAGACGTTGCTTGCCAGTTTTTCCAGACTTCAACAAGTCGCAAACGGCGAACCCGAGGATGACCGTGAGTCGATTGCACTGAAGAAAATTTACAGTCCGGCTGACTTGCTCGCGGAGTCAGTGGGACGTGAGTCCACTGTTAGAAAGTATGTCAGGGGCATCGAATCACGTCTGCGTCGATATACTGACAACAAAACTCCCATCAAAGTTGATCAGTTGATTGGCAGTCCTTTTGAGAAAAACATCAAAGGACGAGCGTCAACGTCCATGGTGCAACGTACAGATACAAGTACGACGCCTTTAGACGCGTTTGGACAAGCCACCTCGACGACCATCATGGGCGAGGGCGCAATTGGCGCGGAGATGGCCATTCCAAAAGACGCCAAGTTACTTAATCCTGGCAGTGTTGGATTTCTTGATCCTGTCCACACGCCGGAGTCGGGTCGGGCCGGCGTCATCCTAAATGTGCCAATTCGCACGAGGATCGTAAAAGATACTTCATCCGTGACGGATCGAAATATCGGCCACAGCAAGCTGATGGCCGACATGTTGTCACCATCAGGGCGCAGCGTTGACGTCAGTCCAGATAAGCTGGTCGGCAAAGTCATTGGAGCATTTGATCAGTGGACCAAGGACGGAGGCAAGTTTAAGCCTAAAGTCGATGCTCAAGGCATGGTCAAGGGTTGGAGAGATGGCGAGATTGTTCGTGTAAAGCCGTCAGAGGTCGCATACTACCTCAAAGACAGTGCAAGCCTCTTCGACACCAACAGTGCGCTCATTCCCTTTGTAAACAGCATTCAGGGCGGCCGTATCGGCTACAGCGACAAGCAAACGACTCAATCTGTGCCTCTGCTGCGCCGCGAAGCCCCGTTAGTGCAAACCAAATTTGACGGCGTCACTCACTCCACAGAGACGTTACTTGCTGAAGAGGCAGGCGCTGTACGCTCCGCTTACGACGGTGTCGTCAAGCGCATTGTGGATAAGGATAAGGGCGAGAGATACATCGAGATTTTACCAAAGGGTAAGCGGAAGACAGTTCAAATTGCTCTGCCGAAAAACCTGATGCTTGGCGGTGGCGCCCCCCTCGACTCTACCCCGACCGTCAAGGTCGGCGATGAAATCAAAAAGGGTGACCTGTTGGCAGACAGTACGTTTACAAAGGACGGCGTACTGGCAATGGGCGTGAACCTGAAAACGGCATATTTGCCTTACCATACATCCACCTTTGAGGATTCAATCACCGTCAGCCAATCAGCCGCTGACAAAATGGCAAGCCTTCATATGTATGAGGAAGGCGCCGCCAGCGATACGATGCGTCTTGGTAAGAAGTTTTGGCGCAAGACAGTCAGTACGCCACTTCCAACGGACATCGATACGAAGCTGGATGACGACGGAGTCATCAAAGTCGGTACGATCATAGAGCCTGGAGACCTTTACCTCGTAGGACATCAGTCAGACGCTCTTGCTGGCAAAGAGATGTTGGAGCGGACTAAGCAGGTTGGGCTTTACAAGACTCAAGACCGTAGAGGCGCAAAGAGGGCGCGTCGTTTTTTTGAAAAACGATGGGATCACAGTCATGGAGGCGAGGTTGTAGACGTTGCAAAAGAACGTGACCGCGATGGCAACGTCATCGGCGCTAAAGTCTACGTAAAGACTGTCGAGCCTATGGAAGTCGGCGACAAGGTTTATGGCCGACACGCCAACAAAGCAACCATCGCTGAGATTGTCCCTGACGATGAAATGCCGCGTAACAGTGCAGGCGAGCACCTGGAGATTCTGTATAACCCTGCGGCGGTGACTGGACGCATCAACCCCAGCCAGAACTTTGAGACGTTTTTAGGTAAGATCGCAAAGAAAGCAGGCGCACCTGAAATTGTTGAGAACTACAAATACGAGTCGAACTGGGACTTTGTTGCTCAAAAGCTGAAAGAGGCCGGCGTCGCTGACGGGGAGGACTTGTATGACCCTCGATCAGGCAAGACTCTTAAAAGCATCGGGGTCGGGAATCAGTACATACTCAAGGCTAAGCATCAAGTTGACCACAAAAGCAAAGGTCGCGGAGTTGGCACATTCCAAGAGTCCGGACTGGCCAGTAAGGGTAAAGACGGCGCACAAAGCCTCGGTGAGTTGGGAACCTACGGTCTTCTTGCCCAGGACGCACGCGAGTTTTTACGTTCTGCCCAGCTCTACAGTTCTGAAGACCGCCCGGAAGTGTGGGATGCGCTGGCAGCCGGCCGGCCTTTGCCTCCAGGTAGAGTACCCGGAGCTTTTGTGCGGTTCCAAAATTACCTTAAAGCTGCGGGCATTGATGTAGAGCGAAGTGCTAAACATAGCGAGCTTCGAATGAAGCCCTTAACAGACCGTGACGTCCTGATTATGTCCAAGACCAACGGTCAGGACAATGTCATCGCGCGTCCTACTCGGACTGTTTCGGCACGTACGATGTCTCCAGACAAGGGTGGATTGTTTGATCCCAAAGCGACAGGAGGTCGCGGAGGTCAGCGTTGGTCTCGATTTGAGCTCTCACAAAACATCCCAAATCCAGTGTACGAGAATGGAATCCGGGACGTACTTGGTCTGAAAAAGAAGCAGTTCGAAAACATTATGGCCGGCATTGAGGGAGTCAAAGACGGCGACAAGGAGATATATGGTGCTGCTGCCGTAGAGTACATGCTCAAAAATGTCGACCTCAAAAGCGTGCGTAAGCAAGCCTACGACGTCGCCAAGAATGACAAGAAGGCCTCAAAGCGTTCGAGCGCTTACCGGACAATCAAAACTATAGACATGCTTGAGCGCAACAAACTGTCTCCAGCTGAAGCATTTATGCGTAAGCAGGTGCTTGTACTGCCTGCCAATATGCGTGACTTCAAAATCGACAAGGACTCCGGAGATTTTGTCGTTGGGGACGTGAACTACCTGTATCGTGACCTTGCCATGATTGATGAGCAGTTAAAGGACGCAAAGAAGCGCAAACTGCCGCAGAAGGTCATTTCAGAGCTTGAGTCGGGTTTGTACGCTGGCATGCTGCAGCTTATGCAGACCGAAGGTAGTGCTCCTTTAAGCGGCGCTGAGTATCAAGGCATCGTCGGCACAATCACAGGGCGTCGCCCCGTCACAAACGGCAGGGAGGTCGGAGATCTCAAGCAATCTCTGTTGAAAAAGACGCTGGTGCAGCGACGTCAAGTTCTCAGCGGCCGCACTGTCATTGGGCCAAATGGCGATTTGGACATCGACGAGATTGCACTGCCGAGAAATCTGGCAGTCAAAGTCTATCGGCCAATGCTTGAAGCCGAATACAAGAAAAGCCACCCGCAATGGAAGACAACTGTAGGTAGGGACAAGCTCAGACGATTCAATAAAGCACTTGGCGAATACGCATCAGACGGCAAGAAAGACAAGGAAGTTGACCGCATTCTTGAACGAACTGTCAAAACTAATTGGGTCGCTCTTAAGCGAGATCCCGTGTTGCACAAGTACGGCTTCCAGGGCTTTCGTACTCGCCTGACGGATGAGAAGACCATACAATTGAACCCGTTGGTATACGGAGGGTTTGGTGCTGACAATGACGGCGACACGATGGCGGTGTTCGCTCCAGTCTCAAAAGCAGCTAACAGAGAGTTAAAGGAAAAGCTCAGACCGCAAGCAAACCTCTTTAGCCTAGCGTCAGGAGACCTGGCATACACGTTGAGTCACGAGGCGATTCTTGGATTGAACAGGATCACTCGGAATCCCGTGCAAAAGAAGCCTGTCGGCAGTTTTTCGAAGGTTGGTGACGCTCGCAAAGCGTTTATTGAAGACAAGATCGACGTCAATGACTTGATTACTGTAGGCGGCCAGAGAACAACTCTTGGACGATCGCTCGTAAACCAGGCGCTGCCTGCGGGCATGACGCTTGATTCTCTCCAATCAGCCGGCATCGTTTCACAGAATTATGGCGACATCGGACTGTCAAAGAAGGACATTAAAAAGCTGACGACTCACATTGCGGTAAAGACGCCAGAGGCCTTCGGTGGAGCCGCCAACAGGCTTCGTACGCTTGGAGCTGAGCAAGCAACGTTGACGGGCACGACTCTTTTAATGGAAGACTTCAAGCCAGTTCTAAAAAAAGAACGTGAGGCGGCTGAAAAGACGTTGCTGAAGAAGTTGCAGATTGCAAAGGCAACAAGTCGCACTCAGAACGAGCACCAGCGTGCAATCCGCGGCATTTTTGACGACGTCCTAGGTAAGCTCAACAAACGAGGCATGAATGTCCTCAAGGGTCGAATCACAAGTCAGCCAACTCAGCGAAGCAACGTCAACGCGGAGTTGACCTTTTCAGGTGCTCGCGTCAAGCCCGTCCAGCTTCAACAGGTCATGATGGGCGCCGGCGCTGTGCTGGATGGCCGGGGAGATGTTGTCGGCACTCCGATTATGAAGAGCTACACCGAGGGACTGGACGCTACGGGCTACTGGGGTACTTTGCACGGCGCTCGAATGGGTACAGTGTCAAAAGTTATTGAGGTTCAAGATCCTGGCTATCTTACAAAGCAGCTGATTAACACAGCGATGGACATGACAGTCACCGTCGAAGATTGTGGAACCAAATCTGGCGTTGACGTGGACATCAACCGTCCGGAAGACGACTTAGAAGGACGTTTTTTGGCGTCCTCCGTGAAGAGTGGCAACAAAAGCTGGAACCGCAACAGACTGGTAGACGGCAATGTGCTGTCTTTCATGCGCCAAAAGGGGCAAGGCAAGATTAAGGTACGCTCGCCTGCCACCTGTGAAGCTGAAGAAGGTGTGTGTCAGAAGTGCGTCGGTGCATTACCCAACGGCAAGACGCTGCCTATCGGCAACAACTTCGGCATCTTGGCTTCGCAGGCCATCGGTGAAAGATCCACTCAGCTTACGCTGTCTACCTTCCACGCTGGCGGCGTTTACGAGCCAGGGGACACGAGCACTGCGAAAAACCTGTTCCAAGAAGCAAGCGCGTTGCTTCGTATGCCAGGAACCATGGGCGGTCAAAAAGCAGTGGTGTCTCCAGTCGCAGGTAAGGTCGACACCATAAAGAGAAATCGCGAAAAAGGCGGCTGGGATTTGAAGATACAGACAGCCGGCAACGCCCCCAACCCTACCATCTTTTTACCCGGCAATCGCAACGCTCCTGATGGGTACGATGCGCCGAGGTTTTACAAAAAGGGGAGACGCATAGGGAAGGGCGACGTTTTGACTGACGGCCTGGCAAACCCAAAGGAAATCTTAGACGCCACGGGTGACATGGAGAAGGTTCGCGGCTACCTGACAAATCGTCTTGGCAACTTGTTTGCGGAAAAGGGCGTGCTGCGGCGAAATGTTGAAGGGGTGGTTCGTGCCATGACTGGCACTGTCGAGGTTGCAGATCCTGGCGGTGCAGACCTGCTGCCCGGTCAAAAGATTCCCGAAGCACAAGCAAAGAAACTTCACAAGACATTTAAAAACCTGACAGTGCGGCCGTTGCTGCGAGGTGTGGACGTCGCGCCGAGAGAGTATCGGGAGGACTTCTTAGCGCGCTTTAACTACAACAACCTCCGCCAAGTCTTGACAGACGCAGCGCAAACAGGCGCTACTTCAAATTATCATAGTACGCACCCAATCCCTGCGTTGACGTATGCGGCTGAGTTTAACAGAGCATCAAAGGCAGGAGGGGCGCGTAACAAGCAAGGGGACTACTAGCCATGGTCAGTCGCGGCGCAATCGACTCTGATTTTCGCGTGTTGTTGCGGATGGCGATTGTCGTCGCAGTCAATCCAGACACCTATACGGTTTCTGCCCAGTTGGTGAACAGTGAGATTCCTGTCGAGGAGGTCATCCTTGGAGGTTCCTACGTCTCGCTGAGAGGCCCCGGCTGGATGGGGGCTCTGCCTGAAGTCGGCGACCTTGCTTTGCTTGCTAAGCCTGAGATGAGTGAGGATTACATCCTCATCAACTACGTCCCCTATCCAAACCGTAAAGCAACTGACGGCACTGAGGACGGCACAGAAACGACGCCGCGAAATGATTACAGGGGTGATCGTCCGATTCTCCAGCCGGGTGAATTGGGGATGATGGGTCCGGCTGGTGGCGAAATGCTGATTCGGCGCAACGGCAACATGGAAATAAAGGCTGACCCACTGTGTACTCAAGCCTTTTTCCGTGATGAAAAGACCATTAAGACGGTCTGTCAAAACTTCGTACTTGAAGGCATTTTCGGCTCTCAACGGTACTGGACGTTGCGCGAAGATGGGCGCGATGAGCAGGATGAGACGCCTACAGGCATGAGCCTTCAGCTTAAAAGCTTGGCGCAACAGGCACCTCATATCTTTGTAGACGCAGGGGCAGTCCTTGAAGATGAAAGCCTGCCGCCGGCTGGGTATCCGTCAGTGTCGCAGAAGGCCTTTGGATTTGGGTCGTGCGTCCGCATCATGATTTTTGAGCAGGCATTTGCTCAGAACCAGGCCAGCGCAGGCTTAAATCCCCCTGATCCTCGACAAGCAAGGGTCTTGGTGCGCATGTATGCGAGCGGCGACATTCAGATACGGTCTAAGGGCCACGTCTTTATGGAGGCGAGAGACAGGACCAGCGCTGTGTACGGCCGTGAAGTGGTCAATGCAAACTCGATCAAGCATGAAACGACGGCAGGCGCGTATGAGGTCACCAGCGCCGGACAGCTGTCATTGAAGTCAAAGCGAGCAATGTCGTTCCTGGCTTCAGGAAAAATGCGCGTCCAGTCCAAAGATTACTTTCACCGCGCAAGCAACGGCACGTTTAGTTTTGACGGGGGTTGCGATTGGAAGACTCAAGGGAATTTTAACACGATCATTGGAGGTCACGCGCTTACGGCCACCGACGGTGCAATGACGCGCTCAATCGGTGAGTCCTTGTCGACGGCAGTCGGCGGTCGATACTCGCTGAGGGTCATGGGCGGCGATGCCCTGGAAAACGCAGGTCGTGACATTGTCAGTCACAGGACGATCGTTAAGAGGGGTAAGAGTCTGCTGCAAGTAGAGACTGGTAGCTTAGAGTTAAACATTGGACCTGCGGGGCAAGCGCTGGGGTATATGCGCATGATAAACGACCCGGTACGCTTGGCTGCATTTGTTGGGCGTGTCGAGTTGGGAACAAAGGTAGGCGGCCGCTTGGTCTTGCAACAGGACGGCGCGTGGCAGTTGGCAGGACTGGGCGGCGCTAGAGGCTCTGTCCACAGTGACGTGGCTGGTAAAATTCACATCGGCTCTGCCAATCCTGCCACCCCTGCTGGTTATGCCGTGACGACTTTAAGTCACAAATGCTACGTGACTGGCTTGCCTCCTCTAGGAACGGCGGCATTGACTGTATCGTCGTTAGGTCCTCCGACAATTGGTACCGCAGGTGTTGCCGTTCCCGCTGTCGCGCCATTACCGACGCCTTCATTGCCCGAAGCCATTGCTGCAACCTGATGCCTTTACCGCAAGCACCATATGTCGGCACTTTGATGAAAGCGCAGTTGACCGCTGCTGGCGCCCCTGGCGCTATTGCTGTCGGTGCAACGCAGGTGCCCTTCAACCCTTTACATCGCATGGCAGACATTATGCTGGACGTGATGTGGCCGCAGGTGCTCGCGGGTTTCCAGGCTGGGATCTTTGTTGGCAGCGTAGGCGGGCCCAGTGCGGTCGTGTCACCGCCAGCTCCAATGCCTTTTGTCAGCCTTACTCAGATGCAGGCAGACATCGCAATACGGCTTCCAATTGTTCCGGTCAATGCTCAGTCCATTGCCGCTCAAAACACATGGTCAGGGCCTTTTGCCGCTGCGTTGCCGACAGGGGTCGCCATGGGAGTGCTGATGGCCTTAAACAGCAGTCCGTTTTCAATCGCAGCGACGCCTGCCGATCCCGTCTTTCTTAACCTCATCTCCGGATTTGTAGAGTTACAAAGAGCGCCGTTGACTGCCCAGCAGTTTGTCCCGCAAGTCCTCGCTGCATGGAACGCAGACCCAGACCTTGGCGTGAGCACTGACAGGTTTTTGATGGCAAATGCTATGGTTGGTGCCGTAGTGGATGCGGTAAATTCAATACAGCTGGGCTGCGGAATCGTAAAT